CCCATGATATTGTCATCACCGTAAGTCAGCAAACGGACGAATTGTCTGAACTTCTTCACTTCATTGCCACCCATTCGCCAGGCATACCGCATGTAAATGCTGTTCACCAGACAATTGATAATGACAGTGAGAATCTGCCCGGAGGGGTTTGAACCCCAAAAGCAAACAAAATCTCCATTGAATTCCGTCACAGGAAAACAAATGTCGTACTTGTTAGTTCTGATCTCGACCATAATCTCCTCCGGAATCCCAGCACGCTGCAAAAGCTGCTCGAGAATCCAAAATGCTGCAAGCATAAAAGTGGGATCCTGATTCTTATCAAAGTACTTAAAATCTCCTGCAATCATCCACTCGGGTCCAAATTCTGTGAGCCAGTGGTAAAACTGGCACCACTCCACGGATGTGGCATTAGTCCCTGGCGCTGCCTCAAAAACTGTCTTATACTTCTGAATGACCCGAACAAGGGACAGATAATACTGTCGCATCACTATCCCCAACGGACCACTTCCTCCTGCAAAGATTCGCGTCTTCATGGCAAGGGCCTTGAGCTTCGAAATGACCTCGTCCTTCTGATGCGCTCGGAACACAGCATTGGAACGAATCCCCTGACGATACAGTGTTCTGATCTGTTCTACCTCGTCTAGGATCTCCTCGCTCATCTTCACGTAGTTCGTCCAGTGCTCATACTCGCCCAAATCTTCACAAAAATTTCGCTTGGACTTGTTCCAGGGGAATCCCATGGACGAGTTGAGGTTCATTCGATCAATGTACTTCACACCTGGTAAACCATTGACGGCCTCATCGACAGTCAAGATACGGACTTCATCAAGAGCTCCTTCAGGAAGCTCGTTCAAAATATCATCCAGGAAGGCCTGCGCACACTCATCTACAATCTGTGCGTTCACTGTGTGCTGCTGACCCATGATGTCAATCGCGGCCTGTCTCCAGGGCTGCCAGTGATTCAGGACTGGAGCGGCAAACTTATCTTCGTAACCCAGGCCTACGATATCATCGTAAATATAGGTCTTAGACACATGCGACCGCCCTCCTGAACGGTGAGCTTTGTGTGATCCATAGACTGTAGCGGTCCCTTTCTCAATGTAGCGGAATACGCTCTTAGCGTGGAGTTCATCCATACTCTGCTTGACACCACGAGGACGTGGAATCTCAAAAGCACGGGGCACCACAAGCTCAGCACGCAATTGTTTGCGCGCTTCTTTCACATCTTCAATTGGAACATGAAGGGCCACAACCGCTTCCGTGAGACCACCAATGGTGTGCATCCCAAGTAACACGGGTCCCATGGGTGGGAATCCAATGTATGGGGAACCACATTCTCCGGAAACAGTCTTACGTTCGCACTCACCTAGGAAACCAATGACTTCATCACTAGTACCTGGAGCATCCACAAAGTTGTGCAATGCCTTTACTCCAAGAGTACCCGTTTCTCCATTTTCCTCTCGCGTGACCATGACTCCATCACAGAATGTGCGGAAATCACGGCTCACTAAAAGACCCTCCAGACTTGCTCTGGGTGGGATACATCTTATCTTGAAGAATGCTAAATCCTCGTTCTCGCTAGGATACCAGAAGTCTCCTGGATGAAGTGAAACCGAAAAGTTTTCGGATACGCCCGTCAATTGCGTTGATTGCGTAACCACGAA